TGGATTGATTTTACAAAAGAAACCTTTAACTCCTGGTTAAAGCAAGAAGGATATCTTGGTCAAGTATCTCCATCTAGTTTTTCTAGTCCTAGCAGTAAAATTCTTGACATATTTAAAGAAAAAGATGTCAAGACAATTACATTTGACCAGGAATCATATTTTCCAACAATTAATTCTACAATATGTAATTATGTAATAAGAAATAGAAACACTGAAGATAAAACCAAAATTATCAATTCTTTAGGTGAGTTCTCTGTAAATATTGATAGTAACATAATTTATATACGAAATGACTTTTGTAAAGAATCATTTGAAATTCATAGAAAGGTAATTTTTGATTCTATAAACAAATTAGATGTAAAGTGGGACTATGTTACTGGTCATAATATCTTGTTAAAGAATGATAACAGTACATTAAGTAAGACTAAAACTGACAAACATTTATATCCTATGTTTCATACAAACAAACAAATATGGTGGTCTAGTGTGAAACCAAAATGTCTCTCTAAGAAAAAAGTAATGTGGACACGCTCTGGTTATGCTAAACCATTTTATGATGATGGTAAAATGGGTGTCACTGATATGTCTTATTATGTTACTGTTTCTGATGACAAGGAAGGTGAAAATCTTGCCCATAATCTAAATCTAAAATTAATAAAGTATATTCTCAGTACAGCAAAATGGTCTGGTTTTGGAAATGAGATTGTATTTCGTTCCCTGCCTACCCTACCAAACAAAAAGATGACAGAATTAGAAATTTGTTTGGAATTTGGATTGACTGAAGAGGAGATTAATTATGTGGGATAAAATTAAATGTTTATCTGATAAACATGGTTATATGTCTGGCATCAATCGTATGTCAGATAGAATAAAATCAACAGGAGAAGTTTTTACACCAACTGATCTTGTTATCGAAATATTACAAAATATTCCAATTAGTCAATTTGCTCCTGGTAAAACTGTATTAGACCCAGCATGTGGTGATGGTCAATTTCTTGTACCAGTTAAATGGTTAAAGATATTATACTTTGGTATGAGTGAAGAAGATGCCTTAAAGGACATTTATGGTGTTGATATTATGAGAGACAATGTAGTTTTATGCAAGAAAAGACTTAATGGCGGTAATATTTTTATGGGTAATGCGTTAAAGCCAAAAATAAGGTTAGAGGGACAGACAGATGAAGAATATGAAAGAATGAAAGAAATATTTTATTCATCTAATCAAATTCGTCATAATTCACTGGAGCGACATTTTACTTGACAACACAATGAGGATAGAATGATTGATTATAAATTTGATGAAGACCGACTGATTACTGAATTGAAAGCATATATAGATAGTACCTATGATGCTCACTACAGTAAGACCAAGTTCCAAGCAACAGAGTTTATCTTTGATGCTGGGCATGGCGAAGGATTTTGTATTGGCAATGCGATGAAGTACCTACAAAGGTATGGGCGCAAAGATGGATACAACAGAAAAGACTTGATGAAAGTCTTACACTATGCTATTATGACATTATACATTCATGACACTGAGAAGGAAAGTTAAATAATGGAAGTTGAAATCACTATGGAAGAACTCCAGCAGCGCAAGATCATGGTTGCTACACCGATGTATGGTGGGCAATGCGGCGGGGGATATACAAAATCCTCTGTTGATCTTGGTCAACAGGCTGCTAAGTATGGAGTTGATGTTGGGTTCTTTTACCTATTCAACGAGTCACTAATCACCCGTGCTCGTAATTATTTGGTTGACGAATTCATGCGGAGTCACTATACTCATTTGATGTTTATTGACTCTGATATTCAGTTTGACCCACAAGACGTTTTGACACTCGCAGCGATTGCTGATCCAGACAGTGACAAAGACATCGTGTGTGGTGCATATCCAAAAAAGACTATCGCTTGGGAGAAGATCAAGCGAGCAGTTGACAAGGGTGTTGCTGATGATAACCCAAATATTCTTGAAAACTATGTGGGTGACTTCGTATTCAATCCAGCACCTGGAACTACTGAAATCAAAATCAATGAACCAGTCGAAGTGCTAGAAGGTGGCACTGGGTTTATGATGATTCAGAAGCATGTGTTTGAAAAGTTTGGCAACGCACACCCAGAGTTGCTTTACACACCAGACCATGTGCGTACTGCTAACTTTGATGGTTCTCGACAGATCCACGCATACTTTGATACTGTGATTGACCCTAAGTCTAATCGCTATCTGTCAGAAGATTATATGTTCTGCCAGTGGGCTCGTGACCTTGGTATCAAAGTCTGGATGTGCCCTTGGATGCGTCTGAAACATATGGGTTCTTACATCTTCGGTGGTGACTTAGCATCACTCGCTTCCGTTGGTGTCTCTGCAACTGCTGATGCTGCACAACTAGGTAAGAAATCGTAATGGAGAATATGATGAAACTTTCTGACCAAACCGTTGAAGTCTTACAAAACTTCTCTTCTATCAACCAGTCCCTGCTATTCAAGAAGGGTTCTAAGCTTCGCACTGTGTCACCACAGAAGACCGTGTTGGCAGAGGTCGAGGTCGGTGATGTATTCGCTCAAGACTTTGGCATCTATGATTTGGGTCAGTTCCTGTCGGCACTGTCACTTATCGAAGATCCAGACCTTGACTTTGGTGATAATGGCATGACCATTGGTGATGGTAACGGTACGGCACTTGACTATCGTTACGCTGATCCATCTATGATTGTCACACCGCCAGAGAAAGCATTGACACTACCTGATGTGAATGCCACATTCACTTTGTCTGATGAAAACTTGAAGTCTGTGCTACAGGCTGCTCGTGTCTTGGGTGTTCCTGAGATCATCGTCAAGGGTGAAGACGGTAAGATTACTATCAGTGCTGGTGACTCTAAGAACAGTTCGATGAACTCATTCAGTAAGGCAGTCGGTAGCACTGATGAAGAGTTCGAGCATGTTTTTAAGGTTGACAACATGAAGATGATGGTGTTAGAATACAATGTTGAGATTTCTAGCAAAGGCATCTCCAAGTTCTCGACTGCTGACGGTCGTGTGATTTATTTTGTGGCAACAGAATCACGGAGTTAATATGGATGATGTGAGAAAGTTGGACGCTTATTTTTCTCTGACAGATGAGAATGGGCGTTCAACCAACTCAAGTCGTATCTTCGATGAGGGTGTGTCTTGGGATAGTATTATGAATGAGTTTGTTGCTTTGCTGAACCACCACGGCTATGTGGTGAAGAGTCAGGTGATTGAAATTGACCACAACGGTAATGTCGATTCTATAAAACGTCGTGGTCGTGATTAAATGTTGAAAGGTTTGTTATGTCAGAATATCTATGGGTCGAGAAGTATCGCCCTCGGTCAATCAAGGAGTGTGTCCTACCACAACACCTGAAAGATGTGTTTCAAGCGTTTGTGGACCAAGAGCAGATTCCTAATCTTCTTCTCAGTGGTGGTCCTGGTATCGGTAAGACGACCGTTGCCAGGGCTCTCCTGAATGAGTTGGATCTCGATTATCTAATCATTAACGGTTCAATGAAGGGTAATATCGACACCCTTCGAACTGAGATCCAACAGTTTGCTTCTACGGTATCGTTCAACGGTAAGCGTAAATATGTTATCCTCGATGAAGCAGACTATCTAAACCCACAATCTACACAGCCTGCTCTCCGTAACTTCATGGAAGAGTTTTCTAATAACTGCGGTTTCATCCTCACTTGCAACTTCAAGAACCGTATCATCGAACCACTACACAGTCGGTGTTCGGTTGTTGAGTTCAATATCAGTAAGAAAGAACTGGCTGGTCTTGCACCTCAATTCATGCGGCGCATTGAGAATATCCTGAAGATGAAGGGTATCAAGTACGACCAGAAGGTGATTGCTGAGTTGATGATGAAGCATATGCCAGACTGGCGACGTATTCTAAATGAGTTACAACGCTACTCTGTCACTGGCAATATCGATGTTGGTATCCTTACTAACATGAGCGATGAGTCGTTTGACTCTCTGGTAAAGATGATTGGCAGTCAAGACTTTACTGGCATTCGTAAGTGGGTTGTAGACAACAGCGATATTGAAACTGCTACTCTGTATCGTAATCTCTACAACCATGCCAGTAAGAATATGAAGCCAGCAAGCATCGCTCAGATGGTTCTTATCCTTGCT